CAATAGAGATCCAAGAACTGATGAGCCGGAGGTCCCTTTCTGATGACCGAACATTTTAAAAAAGCCGAGATCCAGAAACTGGTTTCTGCAGGCATTGCAACTATGCTCACTGGTGAAAAAGGTTCGGGCAAAACCACAATAGCTATGGATATTGCTAAAGCTCTGAATCTTCATTTCTACAGCATATCAATGACTCGTCAAACTACTTTATCCCATCTACTGGGATTTGTAAGCGTAAACGGAACGTACATCGAATCACAGCTCTACAAAGCTGCTACTTGTGGCGGTCTGTTCTTGCTGGATGAGATTGATGCTGCAGATGCAAACGTAATCCTGTCTTTGAATACAATAGAAAATGGGTACATATCGTTCCCTGTTGGTGTTGTTCAAATACATGAAGATTTTCGGCTGATGGCTACAGCTAATCCGCAAGACGAGCATCACAGTTACGTTGGGCGTTCTAGGCTGGATGCTGCTACTCTGGACCGCTTTGACATTGTTACCATTCCACTTGATTTTGACTTGGAGAAGTCTCTAGTAGACACAGACACCAGCCTTAAAATTTCTGCTTTAAGGCACATCCTGAAGCAGAATAATTCTTCTAAGTCAGTATCTATGAGGGATAGTTTACGGTACTACGCAAGAAAACATCTGAACCTAACAGAAGGATTTTTTGAACGGATAATAGGTGACAATCCTAACGTTCTTCAAGAATTTCAAGAAGCTGTAAGTTCAATGCCGAAATTCATCAAACAGTCTGATTGCGAAACAGTTCACGATTTAGTTGAGCTGATTGGCGTTCAATAAACTACTGATACAGGAGGTCAAAATGACCCTTAAAAATACTGATATGACTATGCCGTTATACGATATTTTTCCAGAAAGCTGGTCAAGCACTATGGGAAAATGCCACTTTTTACCTTTCCGTAACCTTGAACATTTCAAACACGAAGTTGGGATGATTTCACAAAAACAGGATAATTACTGTGAAATGAGCTATGCAGCAGCGTTAGAAATGTTGATCAAAGGAGAGACTGACTTTCCTGAAGAAGAGCAAGAATCTATTCGCAACCTGGTTCGTTCAAATCTAATGAAGCGAGGCCTGATTACTGAAGAGGTGTACGAAGATTACCGGTATACTACTGACGGTACTCAAGTTGATATTGACGTAGGTAAATACGTTTCTGGTGAGCCAGATTGCGTTATCACACCTTCTCAACAATACATCGACTTCTTCTATGAGCTTTACGTCAGCATTAGCTACCCGTACAACGTGGATAATTCTACTGTCCGTGAAAACGTTGCTAAGCTGTTGGCCACCGTTGAAGAGTTGGAACGTCGTCACATCTTCATTAAGGTCACTCTGATACTGCCAATTAGAGACGCTGTTCTTGATAATACGCAAAACTTTTTCTCATCAATACCTTTGTTCTCTCACAAAGATCAGAAATCTGTGTCAGTGATGTCTTCCGTAATCAACGAGCGTCTGCTTCGTAAATTTTACTTTGCGATTCTGGAAACCGTTTTTAAGGAAAAACTGGCCGGAGGTTATGGCAGTCCTATAAGTCTGGACAATGCAATGAACATTGGCAGCCAATTTGATGAGATCGAGTTTTACGAAAATGTTGTTAACGAAGTAGGTGCATAATGGAAACCAAAGCTCTCCTTGAACAGTATGTGTCGGATCGAACTTCGTCAGTTGACGTGATCCCGCACATCGTCAAGAAGGGTATCGACACTATTTCTGGTGACATACCTTTCAAATTAAAACTAGCCATTACATTGAGTGAGCTTATAACTTTCAGCTCTCACTTGCGTAAACCCATCCAGCTGTATGATGGGACCTTGGTACCAACAAACGCTATCGTGTTTGCTTTAAGTGCTTCAGGTACGTCTAAAGATAAGTCTTTGAACACTATCCGCAAATCAATGTCTGATGCTTACGAACAGTTGGAGGATGTTCGCAAAGAGTATGCCCGCACCAAAGCTGAAAATATGGCAATTCTCGAAGGCGGGAAGAAAGAGGAATGGCAGAAATACTACTATCCTCCGAAGCCATTGCAGACCGGTCTTGGCACCGTAGAGGGCTTGATATACCACTTCGCTGATATAGCGTCCAACCCTCTGGGTGCCGGGTCCATCATGTCGTCTGAGATCGGCTCAGAGCTTCAAAATAACGGTTCAATGACTGACATCATAAAAACCGTTGCTGTGGCATACGATTTGGGTAACATCCCTCCAAAAATCGTTAAGTCAAACGAGAATCAGACCAGCGATGTCAAAGGATTACCTGTCAACGCCCTGTTTTTCGGCTCCCAGGAAGCTATCCTGTTCAATAATGAAATCAAAAATCGGTTCAAACTGGTGTTTAACACTCAGCTTGCCCGTCGAAGCATTTTTACATTCACCCCGGAACAACCTACCCCTCTGGTAATCAACTCAATAGATGAGTTGTACGCCATGAAGGAAAAAGAGCGTGATCGTGTATTGAAAGCTCAGGCATCATTAAACGAGTTCACGTCAGGGCTGGTAGATAAAACAAACACAACACCTTTAGGGATGTCTGACGAAGCCGGTAAACTTTTTGATGTGTACTTAGAACTCAACAATATTATTTCAGATGGGATGTCTAATAAGTACCCAATCGCCAAGCTAAGCCGCAAACACAAGCAGTGGCTGACACTCAAGTTAGCAGGCAGCTATGCCATTCTTCAGAATGACGAAGAGATCGACGAAAAGACTTATGCGTGTGCTATCAACACCATAGAGTCATTATCTTCAGACATGGCTGACTTTGAGCGAGAGCTTGTTAAAGAACCTTATGAGCAGCTTACAGATATGTGTAAGTTCAAAGCTCAAGATGGTGAATTCTTTTTGTCTCTTCACGAACTCCGGAAGCTGTCTTATATTGGCGGAACCGGGTCATCAAAAGCCAAAGTCGAAGAAATGTGCACCATGGCAAATAGCTATGATGAGCACGGCTCTTACACCATGGCTGACGGTGGCATCAAATATAAGGAGATCATCAAAACCAGCACTGTTGGTGTTTCCTACATCATTTTTCAAGAAGCTATGAAAGACGCTGAAATGAAGGAATATATGTCCCGAAATTGCAGCACTGGCTATGAGTTTTACGAAACCGATTTTTCTGAAATCGAACTTCTGCTTCAGGAAAATTCAGCTTATAGCTCATTCGCTTTCAAGAATGGTGAACGGAACAAAGCCAACCTGATCAATGGGACCAAATTCGTTGTCCTCGACATCGACAAATCTATGCTGACCGATTACGAAGCTCACACATTGCTGAGCCAGTACAACCACTACATCGCCAGAACAAGCGATCCAGACAACGAATTCAAGTTCCGGGTAATCATGGAGCTGGATTCTATTGTCGATATTGATGAGCGTATGTGGAAAGAGTTCCTAACGGAAATCGGTGAAGAGCTTGGCCTGGTGGTAGATATCCTGCCCCAAAGCCAAATATTCCTGTCTTACAAAGATCGGACTGTGCTCAAACAGCTGGAAGGTGAAACACTTCAAACCAAGTATCTGATTGAGCGTGCTGCTGCCCGTATTAGGGATAAGCCCAAGCCTGTTACTTCACTTCCCAAAGCTCAGAAAAATACAAAGCTTCAAGATCCAAGGGAAACTTTCTTCTTCGCATTTGAAGCAGAAAATGGCCAGCGGTCTGTTCTAATGTACAGGGCCTTGGCTTATGCAATAGATCTTGGTGCTGGTGAGGAATATGTAGAAACCTTGGCTAATGAGATTAACGATTACTGGGTAGATTCTATGGACGAAGACCGGCTTAACAGGACATTAATTGTCCCTGCTCTACGGAGAATTGGTTGATGGTTCCTTGGACCTACAGAGAAAGTATCGTTGAAAATCACGACGACTTCTTGCCCGAGTGCACAGATATTGTGTACTTGATCACTTATGTTGATGGTATGAAATATATCGGCAAGAAAGCGGTTCGTTCTCTTAGACGAAAGCCTCCGCTGAAAGGTAAAAAGCGTAACCGAATTGTCCTCACTAACCTGCCTTTCCAGAAGTACGTTGGAAGTCACGAAGCTAAGACTGCTGAGATTCTCTCTCGGGAGATTCTCTATCAATGCAGCTACAGGAAGTCTTCTACTTACGTGGAGACTGCCCTGCTGTTTGAGTTCGATGCTATTGCCGATCCCATGTTTTTAAATGAAAATATTCTGGGCAAGTTCTTTGCCCGGGACGTTATCGGGATTCTTGATAATGATTAAAGTTACCTACGGAGTCACTGCAACTCGTTACAACATCCAAAAGAAGCTCAACAGCTTGTCTGACAAGCCTGTGATGAGCTTAGACACTGAAACCTCTGGGGTTTACCCGAAGCAAGACAGAAAGACGGCTCAGAAGCTTTTAGACAAGGACC